GTTCTGCTGGTGTGTAGAAACTTTCGTCTATTACACTAACCTGTACTCCTGGTGAAACTAATGCCATTTTCTTTATCTCCTATTAAAGTGGTAAAACTTTATTATTGTTAGTATTTATGACAAATGCCCAAATCACACACAATTAATAACAAAGAAAAAAGGGGTAAAAAAGGGCAGGTAAATATGTGTGTATGCGACCATTATGCACCAAATGTAAAGAAAGACCATCCGCAGTTAACTATAAAAAGGGCAATAAGACCTATTATAGGAAACAGTGCGAACAGTGTCTTCGTTATGGTGGTCCCAGTGGGTATCAACCCAAATGGTATGTGGCTGGTTATAGAATAAAAGAAAGATGTGATAAATGCGGACACACCAGTAGATACAAACAACACTTCAACGTGTTTCATGTGGACGGTGATCTTAATAATTGTAAATTTAGTAATCTAAAAACTGTGTGTGCTAATTGTCAACGATCGTTGCACCTTGAAGGAATCCGTTGGCAACAAGGCGATCTTGTACCTGATTTTTAAGATATTGAATAGTGCTATTGTTGGTCAATTCAGCGTCAAAGTTTACATTGGCCCATGCCCATTCTGATGGGTGTATATCTTTAGGAGTTTGACCAATGTCCTGATACATTCTAAACCACATCGGTAAAGTACCACGTTTTACCCACCAAACATTACCTGCTACTTCTTTAATCATTTTGGCCTCATTTTCAAAACGCACATCAGGTATTACCCAGTTAATTTGTGGATTTTCGATAATTTTTTTCTTTGCTAAACTCACCCATATACCATCGTAGAATCCTCCACGCATACATTCTGTTCCAAACACTTGTAAAACATATCTTGGAGTTATTTCTTTGCCTAATTCTTTGCTCCAGAACTTATCTGCTTGTTCTCTCCATGCCCTACTTTCATCAGTTTTTCCATCCAACAGTTCTCTATCCCAATCAAACATTTCAGCAACAGCATCTTTAAGTTTGTCTGCAAATGAAATTTTTACAAAACCGTGTTGCTGAACTAAAAAATCAGCAATAGTATCTTTACCTGATCCAATCAGTCCACATATTCCTATAATCATAATTCTAATTGCTTTGTACCTGTTCCTAATTTTCCTCTTGCAAAACAATTAAATGCTAAACTCCATCTAATGTTATCAGATTCTTGGGGAGGTACAGTGTGTTCCAACCAAGAAGGAAAAATGTATAAATCACCTGTTTTAGGATTTAGACCATAATAATCTAAATTGTATTGGTTATTATTTTTATTTTTAAATGTGGGTTTAATTGTTTCATGGAAAAGATTTGTATAAAAATAAGGTTTGTTAAAAATAATAGGTGCAGATGTTTCGTCACTTTCGATATAATATACTCCACTGATCATAGCATTTGGGTGAGAATGGCGATCGTTTAAATCTTTTTTCCCATATCTATTCACCCAACTAGTTGTAAATTCAAAAGTTTCTTCAATATCTAACACTTCGCTAGTAAAGTGATTAATTGCCTGTATAATTTTTTGTTTTAAATTTTTAATTTGAGGTTGATCCAATATTTTCATACCTGCATTTTTTGGTTCTTCATTTGTATTGTATAATCCAACACTTTGAGGAGGAAATTTTAAATTCATCATCCAGGTTTTTTCTATTGGATCCATGCTTCCAATATTTGTTTTGTATAATGGAACGGAAAACAAGGGTGTGATTTGATAATTCATATAGATATATTACTATATGTTTATAAAAATGTCAACTAAGAATTAGCCAATTAAGAATGAATAGCCTTGACCACCAGCAGTTTGAGTTTTGACTTCTGCTTCCAATCTATCCATTTCGGTTACTGCTTCTTGTTTCAAAGCATCACCGTTCAGTGAAGATCCACCTTGTGGACCTGCTATTGTGTTAAATTTACTTCTTGCTTCACCTAACATATACTTACATTTTGCTAAAGTATAATCTTTTAACCATTTTTTTACCAGATAATCTTTAAGCAATTCTGAATCTGGTCTGTAATTGTAACAATACAAAAGAACTTCTTCTCCTGTTCTTGGTCGTTGTAAAATAGTTAATTTTTTTGTGGTGGTATTCCATTTAAATTCGATAAAAGATCCAAACATTCTTCCCACTAATTCTTGATATTGAGCAAACATATTGTAAGTGGCAACACCACCCATATTAGAACTTGCTAATAGATATGTATTGGTGTATGCTAGATTAAAAGGTTCAAAGATAGTACCACCATCTCCCCCGCCTGAACGAGAGCCAATTGATCTTCTAAAAATTTGTCTTACTTCTATTACCTCGTTTGGTAAAATATAGTCGTTTTGATCCAACACTAATGGCAAAAACATATAACTTTCTTCAACCGAATTGTCTGATCTCTGTCTAAATCTGTCAAGAGCATCAGTAAGTGCAGTTTCATAATGGGCTGGATCCAGCTCTACATCAACCATACCACCGCCTAGGCTGGTGTATACGTAATCAAATATTTCTTGCTTTTGTGTGGTCAAATCGCTCATACAGTTTTCCTTATACATATTTATCGTCCGATAAATATATGTCTATGCCGAGATTAAGTCTTTACAAACCAGAAAAAGGTAACGATTACACATTTTTAGATAAAACAGTGGTCGAAATGTTCACTGTGGGCGGTACCGACGTATTTGTACACAAATACCTTGGACCAAACAATCCTAGTGAAGAAGAAGCCACAGCCAGCCAACCTAGATATAATGCGATAAAAGAAACCAATATTCAGGATATGCTGTTTCTTGAAAATAGAGATAGAAAATACGATTCTAGCATTTATAGAATGCGTGGAATATACAATGTGCAAGACATAGATTTTGATATGAGTCAGTTTGGCTTATTTTTGCAGAATGATACACTGTTTATGACCATGCCTATCACTCAAAGTGTAAAAATTTTAGGAAGAAAAGTGATGCCGGGCGATGTGTTTGAATTGCCACATTTAAAAGATGAATATGCTTTGAATGATTATAGAGTAGCACTGAAAAGATTTTATGTGGTTGAAGACGTGGCAAGAGCCGCAGAAGGATTTTCACCTACTTGGTATCCACATCTTTATAGAATAAAATTAAAACAAATAGTAGACAGTCAAGAATTCAAAGAAATTTTAGATTTACCTGCAGAAGAAGGAAGTAGCAATACATTAAGAGATGTATTATCTACCTATGAAAAAGAAATGCAAATTAATAACGCTGTGCTGGCACAAGCAGAAGCAGATGCTCCTAAATCAGGATATGATATTGCTCATTTCTACACATTGCAGGTTGATGATAAAGGTAAACCTGAATTAGTGACCACAGACATTACGACTTTAGACACTACAACACAGAATACTCTTACTGATAGAGTAAATCAAACTCCAGACAAAGAAGGATATGATGGTTACTTATTAGGAGATGGTATTGCTCCAAACGGCGAACAGTTTGGATTTGGAATTTCTTTTCCTACTGCTTCAGATAAAGGAGACTATTTTTTACGAACAGACTTTTTACCAAACAGATTATTTAGATACGATGGCGGACGTTGGGTTAAGATAGAAGACAATGTACGTATGACGCTAACTAATACTAATAGCAGATCAACACAAAAAGGTACGTTTATCAACAATACTAAGACAACAAGTATTAGCGGAGAAAATGTACAAGAAAGACAGAGTCTATCACAAGCACTCAGACCTAAGGCGGATAATTAATGCAACATTTTTACGACGGACAGATTAGAAGATATATTACTCAAGTTATAAGACTGATGAGTAATTTTTCATACAAAGACGGAACAGGTTCTTTGAGAACTGTACCAGTTATGTATGGTGATATCACTAGACAAGTTGCTCATATTATAAGAGATAATTCTGAAAACAAAATTCCAAGTGTTCCAAGAATGGGTGTTTATGTTACAGGTTTAGAAATGGACAGAACAAGACTATCAGATTCTAGTTTTGTCAGCAAAATACATATTAGAGAACGAGCATATGACAGCAACAATAACGAATATTTAAACACACAAGGTAAAAATGTAACTGTGGAAAGATTAATGCCTACACCTTATACATTATCTGTTTCTTGTGACATATGGACCAGTAATACTGAACAAAAATTACAGATACTGGAACAAATATTAATGTTATTCAATCCTAGCCTTGAAATACAAACCACTGACAATTATGTTGATTGGACTAGTTTGAGTGTGGTTGAATTGAACAATATAAATTTTTCAAGCAGAACTGTGCCTATTGGAACAGAATCAGAAATAGATGTTGCCACACTAGGATTCAGTATGCCAATTTATATTTCTCCTCCGACAAAAGTTAAAAAATTAGGAGTTATCACACATATTATTACCAGTATTTTCAACGAACGAACTGGTAATATTGATTTAAGTCAGTCTATGCCTGAACTAATGGCATACCAAGATGATTATTCAAACAGTATCAAAGCCAATGTTAGAACCACACCAGACGGCAGTGTTGATACCAGTGTTGTGTCTAGAAAAGATGCAGACGCTGTGTTAGGCACAACAGCAATTAATTTAGACATCATGGTTATGAATAGCACAGTTAGTATAATCGATAAAGGTACTATTGGCATCGCACCATGGCAAGGATATTTAGACAGTCTTGGAACTTACAAAGCAGGTTTAAGTAAAATTTATTTGAATAGAGTGGGTGTTGATGATCAAATAATAGGTACTGTGGCAGTTAATGAAACTAACCCTTCTCAATTATTAGTAGAGTGGGACGAAGACACGATACCAACAGACACAGTCATTGTAGGTCCTACAAGCACCAGAGGCAGTATTGATTACATTGTGGATCCTACCAAATTCAATCCTAGCAATTTAAAAATAAATGGAAAAAGATTGTTGTTATTAAAAGATATCGGTAGCTCAGACAATGTTGATGGTGCAGATGCTTGGAAAGGCATTAGTAATATTGATCTAGTGGCAGGTGCTAATGACATAATAGAATGGAATGGAACAAATTGGCAGATAATTTTTGATGCAAGTGCTAATCCTAGCACAATGAATAATTTCAGTATTACCTACATTACCAATTTAAATACAGGAATTCAGTACAAATGGAACGGTACAGAATGGTTATTATCGTTCGAAGGTGAATATCGAAAAGGCACCTGGAAGATTCAATAATAATATAATTAATTATATGAATAGCAAAATTGTTGGATGTGGTGCTCTGTTCTATGCTTCAGACACTCAAAGATTTTTACTTCTTCACAGAACTCAAAGCAAACAAAATTATGTTTGGGGATTGGTTGGTGGAACCACAACCAATGAAAACCTATGGGAAGGACTTCAAAGAGAAATCAAAGAAGAAATTGGCGAACAACCAATCAAAAAAACCATACCTATGGAAACGTTCATTAGTAATGATGAAAACTTTCTGTATCACACATATCTCTGTGTGGTTGAAAAAGAATTTATTCCACATTTAAACACAGAACACGATGGATATGCTTGGGTAAGTTTTGGCAATTGGCCTAAACCGTTACACCAAGGTTTACGTAAGACATTCCAAAATAAGACCAATCAAATTAAACTGGATACTGTGTTCAAAATGTTAAGATTGATCAAATGAAAATAATTGGCGATGTTATGTTGGACATATGGGTGCAAGGAGATTGTACCAAAGTGTCTCCTGAAGCATCTGCACTAGTATTAAAAGAATACACACGCAATCACAACGTAGGAGGCGCTGGAAACCTCGCTTTAAACCTGTCAAATCTTGGCGCAGACACGCATCTGTATGGATCAGTGGGCAACGATGCCCCAGGACACAAAATACAGGAAATTTTACTTGCACAAGGGATCAAGACCTACCTATGTCAGGATGCCTCTACCACCACTACCAAAACACGTATGATAGGTCCTGATGGACAGCACTTGTTAAGACTGGACAAAGAGGAAGAATACACACGCGATACACCACACGAAAGTCTTATTAAAAATTTAAATCAAGATGATGTTGTTATTATAAGTGACTACAATAAAGGTGTAATAAAATCAAATCTAGTACAAACAATTAGTAGTACTGTAAAAAGAATTTATGTAGATCCTAAGCAAGATCCCGACGCTTATCAAGGGTCTTACTTGATTAAACCCAACATGAAAGAATATGAAAATTGGTTTGGTAAATTTGATCCACACACAGCAGACATAAAAAGAATACATCACAATTGGCAATGGTTAATTGTTACTGATGGTGCTGATGGTATTCATGTTGTGGGAGAGAACACATACAAACACATCACAGGAGATGCTGTTGAGTTGGCAGATGTCAGTGGTGCTGGTGACACAGTATTAGCAATCATTGTTTATTATCATGAACAAGGCAGTTCAATGATAGATGCTTGTGAAAAAGCA